TGTAGAAGTTCCTTTTCTACGGCCTACAATTTGGGTGGACCCATATTTAGAAGGACAAGCTGTTTTCGGCGCATGCCCACATGTGAACATAATACAGTTAACACCTATTGTTGGTAGTTCATTACCAGCGACGGCAGTATGTTATATTAATGTTTATCGTGCAGGAGGAGAAGATACAGCGTTTCGAGGATTACAGAATGCAGCTCATGGATTAGGTGACATTGAGGCCGAGTCAACGTCATTGGAATTGAGATTTACTAAGCCGTTTCCAGCTATGTGTGATAGTGCCAATCAGTCAATAGAGAAAGGATATATTGCTAATGAAATAGCGGCCACGGTTTCGGATTGTCTTAAACGAGCTAGTTTAACAATAACGGGACTTTCAATTGGCGCTTATGACTATTCAGCCCCATTTAATTTTCCAGCGGGAGCAGGCAACATCAATTATTCGTTAATAGGTTTAGAACCTTATCAATATTTTTCCTCAATGTTCTTATTTTGGAGAGGATCACGAATAATTAGGCATTCTCAGGCTACAGATTTTTGGGGCGTTAAGGCAGCAACAACAACATTGAATTGGGGAGATGGTGCAGCGTTTTATTTTCCATTGGGAACGGCAGGCGTAACGAATCGGGAAGGATTATGTGTGAATTACACTAGTATTTATCCCTATATACCTGTTGGGCAACCTGCGGTCACAGTAGATTTGCATAATTACGGACCAGCATCTCAAGGACCGTCAGTCGATTTACCATTGGCTAAACAAGTAATTGGAACAAACTTGAGCACAGCAAGTGGAATAGTTGTTAGTGCAGGTGACGACTTTATGTTAATTCACCCAGTTCCATTTTTCCCATCAAAGTTTTATCCAGCAGTTAGTCGGCAGCGCGAATTTCGCCCACCAACAAAATCGGAAACAACAGTGAGAAACAAAGTGACATCTACGACACTATAAACGCGTAGATAAAATTTCATTTAATTTTAGTTAGTAGTAGTATATAAGTAAAAGAAGTAAAAATTTTAAAAGTAAGTAAAAGTATAACGATCGAATTACATCAAATCGAAGATTTGACCTTGTAAGTAAATATCAAGAGCACGGAAGAGCTTGTAGTATGATCAATATGCGGCATTTACTTGCAGGATTGGAGTGACCATCTGGTGGGCCAGTTAATGTTATAGGATTTGCAGTCAGGGAGGG